CCGCGGCATTTGCCTGTGCAGAGTCCTTGGCGGTGGAGGAAAACTCCATCGCGCTGCTGGACTCCGTATTCATCGCCGCCAGAGCATCATGGATGGAGCCGCGAACCTCTTCGCCGTAAATGGCACTGAGGATTTTTTTCAGAAAGCTGCTGATATCAGCCATCTAAATCACTCCTTCCTTAATCCTCCAGCATCCAGTCGAGCAGCAGGATCTCCTCGCCGCTCAGACAGCCGATCGTATCTTCATACTTGGCAGTCATCAGCTCGACCTCATGCTCCATCTCGTTGAACGGAGCAAGCTCGTCGCAGAAGACCTTAAAATTAGGAGAGCCTACCTTGATGGAAATGGTTCCGGTCTCGTTGCCACTTTCATCCTTGTCGGGCTCTCCATATTTGTTGATAAGGTCGTGTTTGAATGCTTCATACTCGGTCAGAGCAGTAGAAAGCATCCGGAAGTTCCTCGCGGCGATATAGCCGATCTTGTTGCGGAGCTGAAGAAGCGGCCGCAGGTTCTGGACCATCACGACCATTTCTGAATTTTTAAGCTGTTTCTTCAACATTATCCCTCCTTTTGCTGAAGCAGTTCTTCGACCATTTGATAGAGTTTCTGGATCATGTGCGTATTGAGCGCGATAAGTTCACCGTATCGGATGCTGTAACGGTAGTCCGTGATGCCATCCGAAAGGATCTCTTTGACAGGGTCTTTGACAAGCGCTGCAAGTTGATCCGATGTCAGGCCGGTGTCAAGCATTGCCTGTTCTACATCCTGCGCGATGAAGCCGAAATGTTTCCGCCCGGAAGTACCTTTGTTGTACTTGAAGGTGGACGGCTTCAGCGCCAGGAAGAATGCCTCATAAGAGGCAAGGTCATAGTCGATACTGTTCTTGATCCTTAAGTCCGAACCATAACTCGGCTCCTCACTCATGGTGATGCCGCCTGAAACGACAAGGTCTGCTCCGGAACCGGAGATACGGGCGCCAGCATTGGTAACAATAATATAAGGCTCCCAACCAGGACCGTTGGAACCATACATCATCGCACCGTAGGTCGTATGCTGACCGTCAGAGCCATGTCCTTTGCAGAACCCGCCATAATCACACGACAGGTCGATATAATCGGCATTGATGGTGCCGGAGCGAATATAATCGGCATTGATGTAAAGCCGTCCACTGTACGAGTCGCTGAAAATACCGAACTTCGTACCACCGGAGGTGAGCACATCAAACACATTCTGGTCCGTACACCGATCCTGATAGGCCTTGTTTGCTCTCGACCATGCAGCAGAAGCCTCATCGTAAGCGTCGTCTGCGGCGCTCTTTGCAGTAGCCGCGTTTGCATTCGCCGTGCTTGCCAGCGAGTAGGCGGGGTTGGAGGTGAGGTTCTGGTTCGTCACGGAAGCCCAGTTGATCGTGCTTCCCGCAGACAGCGTCACCTTGCCGTCTATGGTAACGGAGCCGCTGGAATCAACAGCAAAGGTCGTGCGGACCCCGTTGGTAACGGTAAGCCCGTAGACGCTCAGGTATTTGGACTTGAACCGTTCATCATCCATCATGCTGTTGCCCGCTCGGTCAAGGAAGTCAGAGGCCTGAACCACGCCCTTGAAGTTTCCATCCACACCGACCAGCGTACCGCTGAAGGTACCTTTCGCCGCAGCCAGAGTACCTGCAAAGGTGCCTCGGCGTGCGGTCAGGTTGCCTTCCTCGTCAACGGTGAAGTTTCCGTCTCCAATGTCGATGGAGCCTTTCTTCATCGTCAGCTTGCCGGTCTCGAAGTCAAGCGAGAAGTTTCCGCCGTAATCTTTCAGCGTACCGGCGCGGATCACATCGGCATTGAGAACGCCGGTCGTGATATAGTCCGCCACAATGGAGCCATCCATCGTGATGGCAAGCCCAAAGGTCTTTCCGTAATCCTTGGAATAGCCAAGGCCGTTCATGTTCCATTTCCAGAGCTTGTCGGCCTTGGTATAGTCGCGGATATTGGAAATATAAAGCGTGTCAGAACCGTATTCGTCCCGTGTAATCGTGATGTAGCCGGTCGTGGCCGCTGTCATGATCTGTGTGGCGTTTTCTTTTGCCTCTTTCAGGATGTTGTGGGCCTTGGGGAGCCCCTCAATTTTCTCAAGGATAGCCGCGCTGATCTGGTTGTTCACACTCGTGAGACTGGTCTGTACCGTGTCGCCGAGCGTAAACTGGGTGTTCTCCGGACTGTCCAGAGGGATCTCCAGCTTGGTGACGGGAAATACACGGTCAAGGCCATGCGGCCGCGAGATCACGCGGATCTCATCCAGAAGCTTCACCGCTTCCACATTCGCATTGAGATAGTGCAGGTCGAGAGCGCTCACTTCCAGCTCCATGTTGTCAAACTGCAAGTCGGCAAGATAGGCCTTCGCCTTTTCCAGCAGCACATCGGGATCAGAAACGCTATCCCATGTCACCGTTTTCTCGATCCAGCCATAGGCTTCAACCGCTTCTGGTGACTGGACATACAGACTGCCCTCATTCACGCTCTCCACGGTCAGATAGGCGTCCAATGCCTCGATCTCGCTCTTATCGAGCCGATTGCCAAGCGGAACGATGACCGTTGCAAACTCCGTCATGTCCCATCCCTTGGTATGCTCAATGAGGTTGGAGCCGAACTGGATCGTCTGGCTGCAAGTGTCGGGGTAATCCACCAAATAGTCGAGATAACGGACGCCGTCTTCCTTACGCACCCGCAAATGACCGCCGTACTGTGCTACCAACGCGTTCAAGATCGTGATGGTCTTTTCATAGTTGGTGTAATAGGTAGGAAAATCTTCATCCACCACCGTAACAATGCCGATGGCGAATTTCCGGTTGTCTCCGACCTTTGTGTTGTGAATGGCGATTATCGCCTCAAGGTACTCGCGGATCGTCCCTCCGATGTACTCCGCAGGCGGCTGTGTGCTGTCATTGAAGAACGCAAGCTCGCCCTCGCAGGTAAGTACCCGATTTCGGTAAAAGTCCTCGTTTTCAGAGAGGACGCGACCCGCCCAGATCTCTTTTCCGTCCTTGTGGACGGCAATGTCGGTCACCATACGGACGATGGTGCCATATCCGAGATTGGAGGGCGGAACCGTCATCACAAAAGAACCGGCCGCGTTGTCCTCAAGCGTCAGCTTGGGGCTTGCAAGCTTCATGTTGTCCAATGCGAAGGCATCATTGTAGATGCAGACGCCATCGGCATAAACAGAATACATCGCTTACAACCTCCCTTGTCTGAAATCAACGGACACGGTTCCCGTTCCCTCGTCGGCCCAAAGATAGATCGTTCCGCCATAGTCGCCAAACAGAATAAACTCGGGGATCTGAATGGTTCCCTCCGGCAAAAGCTTTGTCAGGTCGATGCTGAGCTGACGGTTGACAAATCGGACATGAACGCCGCGCCCCTCACTGCTTTGCACAATGAATCTGGGGCAGACCGGCGCTCGTCCGTACATCACCGCGTCCAGTTCGATCTCCTTCATCTCGGTCGTCACCGCAATATTGCGGAACAAGGCAGCCTGAATGACTCCATTTTGAAAGTTGAACGGGTCCCACAGCCAGTTGTCGATGGAGGAAAGGTTTTTCCACTTGTAAGGGCCGACATCGTAGTCGATGACGAGCCGCGACCAGTCCTTTTCCGATTTCCAGGCGTTCACTGTGAAGCGCCCTTCGTAGAAATACTCCGGATCGTCCTCAAGGATCGCCCGCATGGTCTGTCCGTGCAGATAGTCCATAATGTCAGAGTAGGCCATGTGCCACGGCTTAAAGTCATTCATGACGATAAATTCGATAGACCCCGTCCGGTTCTGATACACCGGATACCCGGTGAGGGCTTGCGACAAATCAATGACGCCGTCCCCACCGGGAATGTCCAGAGTCTTTACCTTTTGCGCAGGTGGATTGAATAGCGGACGGGAAGCGGGGACAAGCCGCCAATCGTCCCAAGTGTTCTTATCGCCAAATGTGATCGAATGGTACAACTTAAATCCCCCTTCCTCTTTGTGTAGACCGCTGCCCGAGTGCCACATCCATCGGTTCAGCAAGTTCGCCGACGAGCGCACCGGTGTTCAGCACAACACGCAGCTTCTCCATGCGTTCCAGCATCGAAGCCATCTCACCTCGAAGCGTGCGAAGCTCGGCCACAACATCGTCATTGTCGACGGAAATTGTTGTCTGACTGCTTCCGCCGCGCTGGGCTTCAAATGCGACGGCAGCCTGCCCAACAAGACCGACTGCTCGCTGCGAATAGAATAGGTTGTTCAAGGCGTCTGCT